ACAATCAAAATTTGAAGGGGTTGTAGCTATAAGGTTCGATAATCCTTCATTCGATGCGAATTCAGTAAGCTGGCATCCAGATGGAATCAAGTTTGCTGGTGGATTTGGTGATAACAATCCGTATTTGGGACATGACTTTGGATTCACCCAAGTGCATTGCGATTTGTAGAGGTCATACCAGCTGTGTGAATACAGTGCAATGGAACCCATCAGGAACTAGGTTGGCAAATAGCTCGTGGGACAATACAATCCGAATATGGGACACAACTTCATGGAAATGTCTTCATATTCTTCGCGGTCATGATCGCTATGTTCTTTCAGTTACATGGCGCCCATCTGGGAATTGGATTGCAAGTGGGAGTTACAACAACACAATTCGAATTTGGGCACTAACCCCCACAGGCACAAAATGTCTTCATGTTTTCAGTGGTCATACTGAGCCAATATGGGCCGTGAATTGGAATCCTTCCGGTACTCAACTTGCGAGTGGATCTACAGATAAAACAATTCGTATATGGACGATTGATTCGCGCAACGCAAAATGCGTGCATGTTCTGAGCGGTCATACATATGAAGTGTATGATGTCCAGTGGAACCGAATGGGAACTTTACTTGCGAGTGCATCTGCGGACAAAACAATTCGTATTTGGGAGACGGATACATGGAATTGTCAAACGATTCTCAAGGGACATATTCGCAGAGTCAACTCCATTAGTTGGAATACCATGGGAACACTAGTTGCAAGTGGAGCAGATGACAAGTCAATTCGAGTTTGGGACGCTGTCACAGGGAAATGTCTTTATGGATTTCATTGCGAACATAATAGTGAGACAGTTGCATGACATCCATGTGATCATCTCATTGCAAGTGGATCGAGTGATGGCAGCATCCAGCTTTGGCGGTAAACACCCAGTTCACAGATGCTTGTATTTCTTTATGTAGTGATTAGCATTCCTACTTTTGCTTCATAAGTGGGCTCGCTCACCCGTCCCACCAGTAGTGAACTGGAATGAATCTAATGTATAAAGACACCAATCGATTCATCCAGTAGAACTCGAATTGCGTCGATTGATTCACTCGCGAGCGGGGGAAATCGTGAAGGCAGTGAGCCACGCCTCTCGGAAAGTGGCGTTCGTGGTATATTCCTGTTCAAATTCAACCAAACCTGTAAAAAAGACACGATTGAGCCGAATGACTTGCCTCAAGTCATACAAATCTTGATACAGGGCGGCCATGGACCGGGGCGTCTTTTGATACTGGTTCCACAAATACAGAATCAACAGAGTGAGTGCCACGGACCGCGACCGGCCAAAGACGCAATGCACAAGTAATTTGCGTGGTGGCTGGGCCGTTTTCATGCGGTCGTGCGCGTCGGTGAATAATTGGTGGAGAAATTGGTGCAACATTGTGCGGAACGCAGTGTTGCCCACAAAATCCACATATCCTCCCGCATCGTCCACCATCGCCAAGTGTTGATAAAACGCCACGTGGGTGTCATAGAAGGCAGGCATTTTCTCGGCACAATTGAGCACGGCATCAATGCCAAGTTGGGTGTAGGTGGTCTCCGTGGCGGCGTTCCATACCGACCCAATGTACACAATCGGGAATTCCGGGGTATCCAAAATACGTGTCGGTTCCTGGCAATAAGCCGTCACCGAGTCCCGGACGTGGCCCCACCATGGATTGGTCTGGACAGGTGGCACGTTCGTTGCGGGAATGCGAACTGCGGGGTCTGACCCAACCATAATTTTATGGGTCCAGGTTTTCCCATGCGCCAGCACAAGTGATCCATACGAGCGAAATTGATTCCACATTGACTTTATTTGTAGAAGGCTTTTAAAACGACTTTTACACACTGGGAAGGCTCAACTCACTCCACTCGACGGTACTTTGATGTAAGGTCCAAACTCAAATTGGGGTGTTTGGGTTGGTTCATGGACCACCACAAAGGGACAGGTATAGTGCCATGCAGAAATGGCGGTCTGTGGCATGTGCATCAACTCGACGATATACTTGCGCAGATGGTGCATTCGATCAACCACGTCCCATACGGAATACACCAGTTCCTGTTGACCAGGGTACGACATGCCAAGTGGCGCGACACACGCATATTGGGTTTGATGAAAACATGTCCATTGGAGATTGTTTGTGACGGCATAACTGAAACTTCGAATGAGGAGTGTGTACAACCGGGGCGCTTTGACCAGAGACACTTGTAGGAGTTTCCAGGCCACGCAGAGGACTTTAAAGTTGACGCGTTGTGAATCAATCGCCTGTACCGCATAATACCGCCGGACTTCCTGGGCATAGGTGAATGCCTGTCGTAAAAGTCGACCCGTCAATGTAGCGGGTGAACCTTCAATGTGAATGATCATTGCCTTTTCAAATAGATGATACATCATGTCCATTTGAGCAACTGGCGGGGTCGGATGGTTTGGTGGAAAGGCTGGTGATGTGAATGCGCCTGCGGCCAAAAGACAGCGGGGCGTAATGCTGATCCATGAAGGTGGAGGTACGTGTGGGGTGTCCACGTGTTTTTGAACTCCGACGCAGAAGGTTACAAATCCAGTCAATACATGGCGGGTTGGCTCAGCAACTGGGGGTGGGACTGTAAATTGAGTGGCTAACTCCGCAGGTTGTGGAATTGTAGGAAAATAGTGGTCAAATGCAGTACCGTGTCGGATTGCTGTTTTCAGTGGCGGCGGTCGTGGTGGCTGAAATTCTGCCAATGCGCAAATATGAACCACACATTGCATCGTCTGACCCAAGAGCTTGGTCAATAGGCTTGTGGTCGTATAACTCGCACCAATTTTGAAATCCGTTGTCCCAAACACATTCAATGGATCAAACCGAACAGATTGGGTACTGTTCCCCACGGTAACGTTGATTTGGAGATGAACGGACCGACTGGACCGCATCACTTTGCAAATGGTGCCCACATGTTGATTGATGAACACGATGGGATTCGTTGTGCATTGGCGATATTGGTGGAGCAGTGCATTCGCATTGATGGACGCGGCAATCCGTCTCGCTTGGTGCAAAAGTTTGGTGACAATGCCGATAAAGGCAAACAAACTTGGCATGGCGACAGTGGGTTGAGTACGCAGAACCTCTGGAAGTGGACACAAATCAAAGCACCATGTCGTTTGGAGGGTTGAATATTGCTGCTCCAAATGGTGATCCAAATGGTGATCCAATGTGGCACAGACATTCGCCAGTTCTGCGGATCCGTCTTTCATGATTTGTCCATGAGATCAAAAGAGGGCACAAATTAATTGTGTGTTTTCAAGAGGAGGAGCGAGTCGTTGGTACGGATCTCCCCCAATATAAGATCTGTGGAATGGGTGGAAAAATCAAAATGAAAGTGCGTTCGGTCAGAAGACTACACGGGGAGTCTAGACACCATTTAGATGTGTCTTTGACAAAACTAAGTCACCAGTGATTGATTATTAAATGAGTCATTATGCTCAACCAGGATCCAACCTGTTTGGTCAGGCTGTCGAACGCCGCCGCCGGCAATCTAGTGCTCCATTTTCAGAGGATGGGGGTGAGGAGGAGGAAGAATCCATGAGCGGGTCCGCCGACCTGCCCGAATACAGTGATGAGGATGACAGTGATGCAGGCACGATTTACAGTACCCGTGAAAGTGCACGACGCACACCCGCCCAAATTCAAAAGGAGGAGATGGTCAAAAAACAGGCACTTCTCCGCGAGTTGATTCAAATGAAACGCGATGGTATTCAGCTCAGTCGCGATTACACCGACGCGGATCCTGTGGAGCTCATGAGTTATGAAATTGAACGGCACAAACAAACGGAAAATGAAAACACAATGGTGGGTATTTATAAGGTATGTATCAATATGGGATGTCACGGCATTCAAATGTTGAATACAGTCAAGGGTCCGTGGGTGCCAATGGAAGGGTGGGCAGAAGCTGTCACCACCGACATGAATGTGTACGATCGACCGCTCCGGCGCATTCACCGCCAGTATTTTGCAAAGGGACCCGCAGGTAATCCATGGTTGGAATTGGGGTTTGCACTGGTTGGATCCCTCATTTTCCACATTATGGTGGCCAAAATGATGGGAACCAAGAATGGCGCAGCCATGTTTGCGAAAATGTTCAATGGAGGGGAAGGGGGTGGAATGATGAGCGCGCTGGGGATTCCTGGTGGGGTCGTGGGACCCGGTGCAGGTGCGCCGCAACCAGTCCCAAATGCCGGGAATCCATTTCCGAATCACAACGTGCCACCGCCTCGACAGCAAGCTGCACCACCGCCTCGACAGCAAGCCGCACCCCCGCCTCGACAGCAAGCTGCACCACCGCCTCGACAGCAAGCTGCACCACCGCCTCGACCGCAAACATCCGGAAGTCGGTCGGGCCGGCGTCCCATGCGTCGTCCAGCAAGTTTACGACCAGCACATCCACCCCCGCGTGCGCCCCCCCGTCAACCCTCGGTTGATGAGATGGACAGCGAATCAACTCTTAATTTGGGCGACGACGATGAGTAAGTGAATGGGTTGGTTGAACAAAAGGTTTTATTTTTTTGCGGAGGAGGACGCGGAATGTTCGAGTTTGGGGCATTGGTTGACCCATGAAGTGTGGCTGTAATAGTCCATGGCCGCATCGGCATGAGCTTGTGTGTAGGTTTCATCCGTCTCCATTCGATGCAATTGATCGACCATAAACCGTACACTATCCACATGCCGCTGTGCCAACTCACGTGTTGCTGCATACCCCGCAATCGTCGGATACCATTGAATGAAGGAGGCCCATTTCGGCATGGCAAGAATGGCACTCCATTCCTCCTCGCTGGTTGTGTCGGCGCGCAATTGACGCAAATCTTTGAAATAATTCCACAGTTCCATGGCGCGCAGAACAAGTTGACCCTTTTCTAATTCGTTTTCCCGTCCTTGTGCCTTTTGCTGATCGCAATATGTTTCGTAAATGTGTACATTGTCAATGGTTTTCAGGGTTTCCAGATCCCCTGCCTTGACCGCAGTGACGATCTTGGCGTCGTTGTCTTCAGGTAATGGTGCAAAGGGGTTGCTGTGTGTGTCCAAATGACGGGTGATTTCAGCTTTTGTCATGTCGCGATCCCCTCGTGCCTTGAATTTCATTTCATCGGCGCGATGCCACATTGATTGCACAACGGCTTTAACGGGATCATTAAACATGGTTTGCCGCGTAGGTACGCGCACAGGGGAGGATGTGCGGAGCAGTGCGTTGGAGACCGATCCCGTTGGGACTACCGTGGAGGTGTTGCTGGGTGTGTCCAGAGGTGTGGATCCGGCCTCCACAACCGCGGTCGTTTCCTCAACCAAAGTACCAGAATGCATTGTGGAAATGTTTGAAACTGAAAGGGCGTTTTGAACCAGCGAGCGAGTAAAAATTAATTACCAGGATTCCGTCCAATTCAAACGCAGTAGACTTTGGGTAACGAGTTGCAATGAGTGTGCTGTGTGGATCCATTAATGGAACGAACGTCACAGTGACCGCGGGCCCCAAACACACCCCTATTCATTATGAGACAGATTTGACTACAATGGAATCGCTGGGTCCATTGTATTACTCTCGCAACCCCCAATCACCATTTTATGTGCCGCCTCAGAAACGTGCAATGCTTCGCCGATATGTTCATTTTTTAACGCCTGCAAACATTCAGCGGTATTTAGTGGATTTTGTGCGGGACCATCGCCCGTGTTCCCTTCGACGTGTGTATTATACATGCACGAATTTTTGCCGGAAATTTCCGGAACTCACCACCTACAAAATAATGCGCACAGACATCATCACGGGTCAACCGATCGAAGTCACAATCGTGTTGTGGGAAGAATACATGCGGCATCTCAAAGTGGAACCACGAGTTATCAATGATTGTTTCCAGCGCCGGAAGCGGCGAAGTGGTGAAACCCGCGCACCCAAACCGGAAGACATTGTATTGTGTCGAATTGGGCCCGGCGAGTATGTCGTGACGGCATCTGTACAAATTGTCTTTTTGCATATGATTGATTCGATTCAAGTGATGGATCAAATGCCCCGCTGGTTGCCCCTGATTGTGAAGGATCAACATGCAACCAATGTGCGGCGAAGTCAAGAAGTGGCGCAATGTCATGCTACAAACCAACCTTATCGCAGGCGCGCCTTGAACCCCGTCAAATTGTGTACAGGCACTGCCATCCAGTCATTTCAACAATAAGTGACATGGTATAGAAAACCATGATCAAGTTAAAAGTATTATACGGGATACTTGCAATTCTGAGTAGTCTCTTACTTGCGCTGGGTATAATCTATGCAGTCACACGTCCCACATTGACTGCTCTTGGTAGTGGGGATCCAGATGCCGCGAGCGAGGAGGATCCAGATGCCGCGAGCGAGGAGGATCCAGATGCCGCGAGCGAGGAGGATCCAGATGCCGCGAGCGAGGAATCAACCAAACTATATGTATGCGACACGACTGGGGGATGTCGTGAAGCAGGCGTCGGCGAGACAGCCAGGTATGATTCAAGTACCTGTAATTCGGAATGTATGGTCTATCAACTTTCCGAAAACATATGTAAGTATCAATACCAGGAGTTTCCAGGTTATGTGTATCCAGACATGAGTTCGTGTGAGTCCGCTAATTACAAGTATACATGTACAGTTAATACTGGTTGTGAAAGGAATGAGAATGCAGACGATGGAATGACGTTGGAGGAGTGTCGTGTGTCTTGTGTAAGTATAAACCAAGCACCGTCGACTGTATATGGGTAAGGTGGATTGATTTTGTCTCGCTGGATTAAAGAAAGAATTCATTCATGGACACTTGCGAGGAAGACGAAGTGAGTGCACGTCAATTAGAAAGAATGGAAGTGCAAGGCGAATTAGGTGAACTCTGTAGCAAAAACAGTCTCGCGAAAGTGCATGGTGTATACATTTTAGCCACACTTGACTGGAAACGAACCTATGTTGGATATACAGTGGACTTCAGACGACGGCTGCGCCAGCACAATGGGGAGATCAAAGGCGGGGCAAAAGCCACCGCGGGACGAAAATGGCAAATGATTCTACAGATAACTGGCTTGCCTGACAAACATCACGCCCTGTCACTGGAATGGCACCTCAAGCATTATACAGTGCGCCGATCGGATGTTGTGCGATACGGACACACCACGTTTCCAATCAAGTCCCCCAGTCAGGCCGTCACACGTCGATTGCGCCGTCTTATGGTGGTTATGGACAAACGAAAAGATAAATTTCCAAATTTGGAACTGACATTTTAATCCTTTCCACTTGTAACTCGTGTTTTTGGAAATTACAATGTGCGACATAACTTCATTCGATTTCACAGATCTTATTTTTTGGATGGGAAAGTGATCTTTTGGGTGATGCCAATCTGAATGCAAACAAGAAACATCATGAATCCCGTATTGGCATGTATTCGAAAGATGGTCCGTTTTTAAGAAACCCCGCAAACAACCAAATTGTACCTAACATACACCAGAATCAATAAGGAGAGACAATCACTTGTTTCTCGGATTTGGCCACTGTATTTTCAACCGTGGCATCGGGTGTGGCTGGTGCATCCACATCCATCAACACAAGTAGTGGCGAGTCGCCTTGCGTCAAGTTAGCGGCTTTGGCCGTGTAAATAATTATCATATAAAGCACGACTCGGCTGAGTATACAAAGACTCCTTTTGGTTCGATCACCCGCGAGATGTCATGAGTCACTCAATGGTGGAACGCAAGTCCATCCAGATTCCATCAACAACGAGGCAAACTCACGAGCCAGACGATGGGAGCTGTGCGCCATCGCCGACCCAGTAGGAATGTCCGCAAACTGAGGCTCAACCATACGTCCAATCGTTGTGAGGAATTGCAGTACACAGACCTTCAAACGGGCACATTGTGCACTGTTCCAGAAAGTTTGACGGTTAATCGTGGGAATGTAGGCCGAAGTCGTCACCCGCTTCATTTGCGTCATCAGCGTCCCGGAATCCAGTACGGCCACGCCAGCAACTTTGAACACCAAAATTTCGTATGCGCGCGTAACACTCCCGACGGTAGTTGTCGTTGAAAAAATGTCCATAAATTCGCACAGACATGCGCCAATATACTGTGTCGAGTTTTCGTTGGTGCCGGTCGCCGAATACTCTGCAAAATAACGACTGGCAATGAGTGTTGCGGTGGGAACACGCGGTGCCTCCACAATACGGCGACGCATCTGGTCTCGGGCATCACGAATTGGAGCCACACTGAGGGGACCGCGACTATCTAGAACGGAATCAATTGTATTCAGATAGTCTTGCAGCGCATCACATGCAATAGAGTCAAGCACGACGTTGCTTGAGTCATTCCCAGTCGGTGATCCCGCCAAATTGAATACATTGGAGGAGAGTTCCGCGACCTTGGACGTAGCCGGTGCATTGTCAACCGTGGCCTCGGACTTCGCCTCGGGCGTGACCAGCGCATTGTCAACCGTGGTCTCGGACTTCGCCTCGGGCGTGACCAGTGCATTGTCAACCGTGGTCTCGGACTTTGCATCGGGCGTGACCAGCGCATTGTCAACCGTGGTCTCGGACTTCGCCTCGGGCGTGACCAGCGCATTGTCAACCGTGGTCTCGGACTTCGCATCGGACGCATCTGGGGTATCGTCCACTTTGGCCTCGGACTTCGCATCGGGCGTGACCAGCGCATCGTCAACCTTGGCCTCGGACTTCGCCTTGGACGCCACCGGGGCATCGTCCACTTTGGCATTGGACTTCGCCGCGGACTGAACCGGTGCATCCACATCCAGCAACACAAGCAGCGGCGCGTCGCCCTGCGTGAGACCAGTGAGTCTGGCGTAGGCATTCATCGTGATCACGGCATCCATGAGATCCGTCCTCAATTTACGTTTGTGGGCGTCTGTGAAGAATGGTGGGTAGGGCGTCGCGACGTCATCGGTGATCGCTGGAATGGCTTCCGTTAGCAGCTTGTAAACCCGGCATGCGTGACGCATGGTATGCACCATCGAACCGGTTCCACACACAAGCGATCGGAGACTGGTTGCAAGATTGTAGTTTGACGGAATTGGTGTTTGAAATGCAGTTGAACACAAGATTGGCGCCAATGTGGCAAAGGCGGTACGCTTTGTCCAACTGCAATTGTGACGGAGACATTTCGCACCCAACCAGTATTTGATCTCGCCATATTTGGAGAACAGCGGGTCAAATTCGTTCAACAGAACGGCTTCCTCGTCACGATATTCCAGCGCAAGCAAAAACGCCATTGCTTGCGAAATCAAAGGGGTAAAGGATCCACTGACGCCAATTGCCACACTTGCGCGACACATGGAGGGAAACTCGGAAAAGTACATGATTGAATTCAAGGGTTTTGCCACTAATTTCGTTACTGGATGCAATCCCACAACTCGTCCAGTTCACACTCACGCAGGGGTGAGACGCGCAACAAGCCACACGGTCGGGTAAACACCATCGACCGTAGCAGGTAGCGTGTGATCTTCGGACGATCACAATATCGCATATGTGCGACATCTTCGTCTTTTTGCGTCAACCATTCGATTATCTTCAGATCCTGGTAGTCCCGCGTACATGCCCCCATTCGATCGAGTTCGATCAGTATACGCACGTAGTCGTGTTTGACCGCGTAAATCATCAGCATATACAGCATGACGGGGCTGAGTGTGCGAGGACTAATCCCAGCTTGGAGCGTCCGACATAGATGACTAAAAGCGTCCGTTGACATGAAACTTGGTGGACGGAGCGTCAAATGACAAAAATAGGCATACGCCGCTTCCTCACATTTGACTTTGGATGGTGCCGGACGGGTTGATGGACGCAAATCGCGTGGAAGCGCGATTCCGGGTTTCCACAGTTTCGATTGAACGGCTCCAAACAAATGGTATACGGAACTGGGCCGTCCGACGCGCATGTGGTATGCCAATTGGCAGTACCAAAAATGCAAGATCGCCGTGTGCGCGGGGATTCGTTGAAAACTTTGATGCGTGCTGGAATGAAACAACACCCATGCCCACAGTCGTATGAGTTTGCGCCCATCCAGAGACAAATCCGGAAATTCCAACATCATTACCGTGTGAATGAAGTCTCGATGGTTCACCGCGACAAAACGACGACGTGCGTACATTTCATGCATCCCAATTTGGTGTTGGACAGCATGGGAGAGAGACTCAAGTACCGGTTTCATGATGCCCAGGGATTAGTCAAAAGTGGACAATTTATGGTCTTCACCCCACCCATTCTCCGTTCATTTTTCGTGTACCATCAAATATCGCATCTGTCTTGTATTCGAGAATGGTAGTCACCTATAACCCATTTGTCAATCCGTGATTGCAAAAAAAGCATCATCATCATGCGGCATGCCCCTGAATTACACGCACTCATTCGTCAGGGGATTCTCTCGAAAGACAATCTCACTGTTTGCCGTGGATGGATCGAACAATCGGTGAAAAGCGTGCGCCAGTTTATCGAGGCGCCATGCGTGTCCGAAATACGCGCAGCCTACCACCACGATCCCACACGTGTCATTCACCAAGTGGACCTGGATGCATCACTCGTTTTAGATCAAACCACAATGGCAGAATTGCAAACTACATTATCGGCGAATCAATGGACGGCTCTGTATGCGGAATGGGCGTATTGGGTCGAGTGTGCATTTCGCCAATCGTTTTGAAATGGTCACTGTAAATGAAACGTATTGACTGTAAACAGTTGTGTCTCCGAGGTCTGAACCAGCATGCGGAAATGTTCATCTTCCACATCCACTTCCAATTCAATTTGGTGGGTTGTATTTTTTCGTGGTTGGGCTTCCAAGTCAAATTCATACCGTTTCTTCCAATCCACGATTGTCGTGTTGGGGTCTGTGGGTCCATAAAAGATCGTCACATGGGATGGAAGGGTTGCGCGTGTTTTGTAGGCGACGGTGGCGCGTGTGCCATCCACTGTGATGGTGCGAATGACTGGCGCAGGAGGGTGTCGCTTGAGTCCTTTAATATGACGAGGCTGCATGTAGACAGGTAGTTCCGTTTGCACTGGTTTTGTCAATGTTTTATCAGTGGTGCGCACACGATAATACCGAAACCCCCCGGAGCGACACACAAAGTGCGGCCCTTTAACCCGGAATCGTCGGGAGGTGTATCCGCTGGCATTGCGCTGCAACTGTACAATGCCTCTCGTGAGATCATGCCATGTATTGGAGGAATCGCACACCCATCCACGGTACTGGACGGCGCGGGGGTGATGTCCATTGCGTTTTTTCATCCGGACGGAGGGCATTTCCATAAACCCTCCGATGTTTTTAAATGCGGTGCGGGGTTTCGTTGAATATTTATTGCCGATCGAAAAGAGTTCCCATTCTTCTTCCGCTTCGTCCCAGTAGTATCCATAATAGGTCGTGTAGGGATACGAATGTGTGTACCGGAGTCCAATCACTACCCTACCGTGTGTCCCTTTAAACGGATTCCAGTTTGTGACTTTCGTTGTTGAATTTTCATTCCCATACGCCTGGAACGTCCCCTGTGCAGACCCAATACCAAGAATGTGTGATCGACTTTTGTCGGTGGGTGGTCGAATTTCCCGACTGTTCCAGAACGACATGTTGAAACGTGTAATCTCCAAGTCCTCAAATACAGGACCGAAATAACCAAAAGGGGTGTTGATGGGCGCAAAGCAGAATTCTGACCCCACTGATTGACATTCCATCACAATCATTTGATGATCCGTTGTGCGGGGTGTGGACCACCGCTGGTGGACACCCGGCGGGGTGTCATGTGCCCGCACCGCCAGCACGCGGTCACTGAATCGCCGGTCCAACTGAATTGCATGAATATGGATTGAATTGGTACGTGTCTTGTGTATTGTGAGGTGGAGGGTATGGACGCCATCATCGAGGGCGGGTAGTTCGCCGGTCAATTCAGACAGTGCGGGATCTTCCACGACAAGTGGGTGTGGTTCCCCATCATCCACATGAATGTAATACACAACCCCAGCATCACGCGGTCCCGCAGTGAGTTGTAATGTGAAAGGTAGTTTGGTACACCCAACCGTGACAAATGGCCAGACAAGTTGGTCTCCTTTGGATTGAAATTTTTCAATATACAAAAGCCGATATTTACCATTGAACCCACGCTCTTCAAATACCTTTTCCCCTTCACATCGCAACTGACTCGACGTGGAATTGAAAAAAACCTCGTTTGCACCAAGATACACATGATCATTCACACCTTCCTGAACCCAATGATAAAAGGCGGTCCCATCCTCCTCGGTTCCAAACTGCACCGCACGCACAGGCTGATCCAATTGAGTCAAATACTCACTATTCATTTCAGTTATTTATTGTTACAATGTGAAAAAATGTCATGTCATCAAAATTGGAATCGTCGTGGTTTCCAAGAGAAGATGAGTGCCGGCGTGATTCCAATGTGCATTGACAATGCAGCAATTCGGAGGTAGACTGGCGGTGGCGACGGTAGAGCTCATATAGCCATCCTTCGAAATCAGCACAGACGTTGTATTCTCCACTAATGAAATCAAAAATGCTGCATCGGCTGTGGTGACCATAAATTCTCGCCCATTTGGATGCCATTGAACCGTGATCCGCATACATTCCAGATAGGACTTTGTGGTGGGCAGTGGTGTTGAGGTCCACACGTTGGTGCACCGATCGATTTCAAAATCCCACAAGTATACATTGAGTGTCACGACTGCGTTCTTATGCAATGATCGTGTTGTAAACAGTATTTGTTTCTTTGTGGGGTGGAGATGCCCACCATGCACCGTATCAGACTTGTCAATATATACGGTACGTGATTTGACGCATGACGTTGAGGGGGATTGCCAACCCATTACAGTCATTGTGTATCTGGTATCATGGCGCACGCACTGTATGTTCGTGATTAGTATGTAGCGACCCCTCCACGTAATCGATCGGCCATCACATGCGACGAATGGAGGAAGCGGAATTGTACGAACCACGCGTGTGCGATGGTCAATCAGGAAGATGTCGCTTAAATGATATTCGCTGCACAAAAGGGTGGATTGATCAATCCACCCCAGCAATCCCCCGGAAACTTTCTGAATCACAGTGGTCACGCCTGTGAATGTATTGAGCACGTGGATTGGAGTGTATAGTTCTTCGCCACGTTGGCATGCGACATGAATTCCATCGGGTGAGTAAAATACATCCGTATTTGAATGTTTCAACCATGAAAGCGGTCTCAGATAGGGGCATGCTTGGTACTCGGCACTTGTGTCGCGCAATTGCCAATCAAATTCCCATTGGTTCGTGTCAATGTTCCAAAAGCGCACAATTTCGTCGGCGCCGACAACAAACCCACGACCAGAAGGATGCCAACTGGTTTGTAGGGGTATGAAGTGCGTCAAATCCCGAATGAATAGAGCGAACGTGGATGGCATTGACACCACGCTTTGTTGAAATAGTTTGCGATGAACGACCAAAAGTGCACCGGGTGGCACCCGCGGCAAGAGAGGGGAACAAAGAATCGGACCCGCATGTCCAAGATGAATTTCCACGCGTCCCACCATTGGACAAAGGACATCGCCAATCTCTTGACTTGTTGTGGTTGAAGTGAGGGAATAGCTACCCACACTTGCACCACTCCCCGCATATTCAACTGGATTGATCCTACGTACCACGCACAAGTCGTCCCACTTTGTACCGACCACCATTGTATAAATCCATTTGGCTGCTCGTGGGTTGTATCCATATTGATGAAGCACCGTCCGTACAACCGCGAGTGTATCCCCCTCCATTGACATTCACTTGTCCACAAAGAAACCAATTTAGTAAAGAGTGAGCGCCAAACACCTACCCCAGTTCGCATAGTCACATTGAAATATAAGATCTGTATTCAGTGCGTCACAGATCATACACATGAATGTCTTTGGTATCGTACCCAACTAACACACGCGTTGCACCCGATACAGCGATTGATTGGGGTTTTCGTGACCCCGTGTTCCAATACTGTTGCGCAGCCTCCGTTTTACACTCTACGCCGGCCAAGACATCCCACAGACGAATAGATTTGTCAAACGACGTTGTGAGAATGAAGGGTCGACCCGGAATACACGCAACTGCGGTGATTGGATAATAATGGCGCCGCATAATTTGAATGAAGGGTCCCGTGTGCTCCCACAGTACAATCGATTTCGTGGCGGTTATTCCAATTAGGCGTGTACTGCTCTCCACCACGTCAAGAATCGCACAATTCAGTCCATTGTACCACTGTGTCGAGACTTCTTCATTACGCGCCGGATCCCATTTAGCGAGCTGCATGGGCCATTGATTGTGGGGGTGACGTGTTTGCCGCCACAATTGCACATGGTCTGTGGAGGGACAATAGGAGTGTATTTTCGTAAACGTTGTGGGTCCTTCCACAGCCAGCGTTCTCCCATTTAAATGGAGCGCCTGTATATTCTGGAAGGTGTAGACTGTAAGGTGTCCTTGCATATCCCAATTCAGAAACCCTTGTGGGCAGAAACTAACTCCATTTGCGGTTGGTGGTGCAATTTCGGTTTGTGGCCATTGGTGAATTTGGTGCATTGGCGGGGCGAAGGAGTCGGGATATTGAAACAAGTCGCAGTGTGCGCTGTGCCATCGGTAAATTAGAAGAAGTGGCTGAGTGGGATGAAAGGTGGCGCTTTTGACCCGCCCTTTCAATACGTAAAGGTGTGGCGTGGCTCCATCCCACCAGAAACGACCCGATGGTAGATGTAATAAATACAATTCACATGCAGTGGTGAGTATAACGCCAATCGATCCATGAATGTGGACCTTGAAAATGGAGGACGTTGCCTGTGGAAGTGGTCGAACTCCACAAAATTGAGGTGGAGCGAATGTTAAAATGAGACGAACTAAGTTGGCATGTAAATGGGTGGCCTGGGTGTGGAGGGCATACAGGATCGCCGCTTTCCAGCGTATTTGCCGATCCCGTTCCAAAGGTACAAAATCGTCTGTCCACACATCTGGATCTGGAGAGGACGCAGTCAAGTCCAATGAGTCTTCAAACTCGGACTCGTCGTCACTCTCAAGTACCTCAACCCCTTCGCTGTCACTACTGGAGAAAAGTGCACCGTCGTCCATTGCGTGTTTTGCTATACCAAGTTGGAATAATCGAATGTAAACTAATTGTACAACGCGGCGATCATGCGCGCCGCGATGATTTGACCGACCACTTTTCCAATGGGTCTTAGTAATGTCGCCATTTATGCACTTGCTGGGCTCTTGCCAGTGGTGCCACTGGTATTGTTTGGTTGTATCTGGTGGATTACAGCATCGTATGCACACTGTATGATGTATTGGAGTCTTCTGTGTGGGGGTCTTTGTGTAGCACGCCATGGGTATATGTATATCCAAGTCAATCGGCATTGGCTGTGTCAGTCACACTTGTGTCCCATTTGTCATGAAATGGTTCAGAATCCCACGTATTATGCGCGGTGTTCTACATGCCGATCCATGTATCATGATACTTGTTACATGTAGTACATAAATACGGGGGTGACATACCATTGTCCTATATGTGTACAAGACACCACAAAAATGCATGATATCATGTCTGTGCGTCGTGTATTTCTCGGGATTTGCGCAGGATGGAGCTTTGCAATCCTTTGTCCACTTGTAAGTATCCTGTGGCTGTTTGTGGTTGTTCCATCCGTGTATATGACATATTACAGAAACCCAAATACAATCTTCGATGGAATCGACTGTATTGTAAAGGGGTGGACAAAGGTGCAGCATCAACAGACCACGGATTTATGGACCGCGGTCCGTAGTCGGACAGACACTGAATTCAAGTCCAACTAATTAGTTCCTTTGAATCGTATTCGCCTCCTTCCAGTAGTTTACACACACACACACACACACAGAATGTCACTTTTGATGCGGCGAGCCATGCCCACTGGGTATCACTGTGGCAGGGTCATGCAATTGAATTTGGATCGTGCGCAAACGCACACAAATAAACTTGCTCAATTGAATGCAACCGCCAAGTCAATTAAGAAAACCGCAGAGTCCATTGATGCCACTACAGATGGGCTATTGAATATCACTATGGTAGTTACTGGTCTGTGGGGGTCTATTTTCCTTTTTCCGCCTGATAAATTAATTACATTCAAGCGAGTGAAATTCGAAGGTACGGCTCCATCCCAGAGTTTGCCGCATGTGGACGTTTGAACCGGATTGGAGTACACCCGTCCACATTGCCGGATTTGTGTGTGGCCTCCTCAGTGCATGTCTTATTATTGCCTACAACATCCCCTTAGCAATCAAAGTCGCGCGCAATCGCAACGGAAACATTGTGTCCCTTCGGTCCATTGGACTGCAATATGCCTTGCAAGGTATCACTCTAACCTATGCAGTCTTAGAAGAACTAATACCATTGACTGCGGCCAACATTGGTGCGCTGGCGGTGACCATCGCAATCACTGTACTGCGCCATAAGTATTGGCACGACCCAGACGCCGCGAGTGATTCGGAATCACGTGACCCTGTTATTGAAGTGTAATGACGAATAAAAAAGATAAGTGTTTAGAAAAAAACAAAAATGAGTGTCACTACGACTACAGAGACTGACGCGAGTGAGTCGTTTGTAGTAGAAGACAACATCACCGCGGATGAAATCTTCTCGATTATTCGCGAATTTAGTGGGGAATATTGGCTGCTCACTGGTGCCTTTATCTTTCTCTCGCTTGCCACCACTGTGGTTCAAATTGTGGTAGTAAGTAAATTAACCGCGCGGTTTCAAAAAGCGTTGAGTGATGCAAACACGACCCATGCGACGTGGTCACTCTTTTACATGATTAGTGCGATGGTGTTTGCATTTGGATTGCACTACATTTACGATATGCTTGAAAATAATCTGTTTCCGTTGTTCCAGGCATTTGCCGAAAAGCGATTAATGAAAACGATTTTAGAAAAAAGTTCGACGGGTGATGACACAAATGTCGATCCCAACCTCTTTCGTGAAATTCTGATTCGCACCACACACTCTGCGGGTAATGTGTATAAAGAGATCCTGTCCACAATTATCCCATCCGCACTCGTGGTGCTCATCATGTTTATTTATTTAACCTGGCTCAATTGGCGCTACGGACTTGTGTTTGTGAGTGCAGGCGGCCTGATTGCAGGCGTGTCGATTGGATCCCAAACCAAAGTCATGATGTGCGCGAAGCGTCATGAAGAGCTGTCCAAAGGTACGGAATGGCGCGCCTTTGACATTATGAAAAATATGCCTGTGGTGGCTGCACGCAATATGATTGAGGTGGAGGTAGGTGATTTGAATGAGCGGTTTGATTTAGTGGCGACGGACAAAATTGGGTACCGGCAACTCATTGACAATGTAGCGTACATTATACAGTTGCTGAGTTACATTGCAGTCTTTCTGATTTTGTGGATGGCTGTGTGGTCCTTCCACCAATACCTGCAAAGTCAACCAGTGGGTAAGAAATTTGAAGCAGCCAACAAAGACGCGGCGAATACGTATGCCCGGGAGGTTCTTACAGTCATCGCGGTGTTGATGTCGACGCGGGCGCGCCTTCAATCGTTGAGCAAGAGTCAAATCAGCATGACGGATTCTGTGGGTAAATTTGGGTTCATTAACAATAAAGTGAATGAGTTGAATGACCGGGTGATTGAGGAGGGAGACATTGTGACACCGGTTGCGAATGACATCCAATTTGCGCGGCTCAGTGTCAGTTACGAAAGCCCTGTGCATCACACACGGATACCCGTGTTGACTGAATTGAATTTAACCATTGAATCGAATGAAACCATGGTCATTCGAGGTGCTTCGGGGTCGGGCAAATCCACCCTCGTCAAAAGTCTGATGCGCCTGGTCGACACCGAATCCGGGCAAGTGTTAATTGGTGGGACACCTGTGGAGCAATTTGCGCTCAGTAAGGGGCTCCGACGGTTCATCACTTTCATTACCGCCGACCAAGGCATTTTGGATCGTACCATTGAAGAAAACATCCTATATGGCGCACTGGAAGAGGATCGAGACGCCGCCTACATTCGTGTCACAGAATTATGGGCGGATTTCAAAGAGCATTTATTTCCCAACAAAGAGTTGACTGATCGTACCGGTCCCAATGGTGGATCGGAATTAAGTACAGGTCAAAAAACATGGGTGAAGTTGGCCAATTTGTTTGTGGTGGGAAAGGACAAGAAAATTGTGGTACTGGACGAACCCACGCAGGGATTAGACCCCACCACAAAGGAATCCATTTTACTTCTCCTGGAACGGCTTCGGGATGCGCGAATGATGACGGTGCTCGTGATCACACATGATGCAGAATGCACGCGCGTGGGTGATCATGTCGCGCAATTAGTTCAAGGTCAAATCCAGAGTGTTCGCTGAACCCATCGCTTCATCAAGAAAGGTGTAGATCCATTGATCCAGGTCGCTCGAGTCGATGGAGTGGATTAAAAAGGAGGGAAATTGAAACCATACAGCGGGTCCCCGGATGACTTCATCCGTGTGTAGTACATAGGGAAGATAGGCGGTCAAGAAGCAGGGACTCCTGCACCTGTCTGTGAACTCATGAGAAGGCGTCAAGGTGGGCACATACATGTCCACGCGGTGATTGCGCCACAGACAGTTTGAGTACTTGTGTGTCCCTGTGGGAACTCCGGCAACCGAGCAAGCGGTCATTCGTTTACTGGGCAATCCATTTGCGCGGAACGGGGGAAAGGTCAACTGTATATAGATAAAGTCCTCGTCAGCCATACACAAGATGATCTAAGAAGTGGACCACTTGCTCTGTGACGGCGAGGAGAGAGGACGGGGTTTGAGCCGTTTGCACTGTGGGTATTGCAGACACTCGAATTCCAAAGGTGGGTTTATGTTCAGGGTGGCAAATTGAGGCATATTCCAATGATGCGAACGTAGAGGCCTGCCAGCATTGAAAGACCTCAATCACCATGGACGTGGAGGTTGTCGAGTCGTGTAAAGGCACATACGTCATGCCATTTTCTTTTTGGATGAAATGAGGGCGCAGCACTTCGGGTACGTGTGCCTCCGTGTCCTCCACCGTTTCCACAATCAGCCGTATATTGGAGGGATCGCGCCGCATAAATACATTCCGCGCGCGAATGTGTTGGGCAGACAAGCGCACGGATGTGTCTGGGTGGCAACTGGGTTCACAGACAATGGATCGGAAACAGTGAAGGGGATGTCCATCTAGGTTTGTCAGCGTTGTGAGCAGTGAGGTGGAAAAGGCTTCATAAAGGGGCGTGGAATTGGTACAGCGACGACCGACCGTTTGCGTTTCAAGATAGGTACGCACCATCTGTTGATCCATCTGGGTCACTGCACATTCCGCATACACTTTAATTTCCAATGCGGGTGACTGCGTCGCCAAGTGTATATGATGGGCGCATACACGTTCCCCACACATCCAGTTGCGGAAGGACCTGGTTTCATTGGACTCAGAGAGATTATATTGTGATGCGCTGAAACTGAACGAGACTAATTGCCCCCCTCGGGGTAAGCACGCCTCGATCTTTTTTGTTGCAAAGAGATCCAGGCGAGGGGGTAATGGAGGCTCCAAGTCCCTCCGATTCGGAACAGGAAGAAGAGGAGGATGAATTTGGAGCATTGGATGATCTGGGCGAAGTCTGGAATGCAATTTCCCAGCATGATGGAAATGATGAGAGTCTCGAATCCGATGCAGAGGGCGGAGGTGGATCCAAGGAGTCACCAGTCATCACAGGGCCACGCATGCCGATCCCCGCACTCCGGCCCATTGCCCTGCGACCACTCGATCCATCGGGAAACCAACTTGTGGGCCGCGGCGAACCATTACGCCCCGCACCTGATTTCAGCTATTTACCCTTCAAAAATGTCGAGGACTTGGAACAGTATTTGGCGCACAATGAATCCACCGATTTAACCAACCCTGCAATGCTGAAAGGAGGAATCCAAATGATTCATCACCATCTTGTTGGGATTCCTGTACCGAAACTGACCTTTGAAAAGTTACTCAAGATGTTTTATCTGGATTATCGGTACTCCGAAGGCCGGCTTGAAATTGCGAATTGTTCTCAAGTGCGCGACCTGGATGCCGTCCAAGGCAACCTATTTCTCTACGGTGGACATATTGTCTCCACACTGGAAATTTATTGTGTTGAATCGAACGACCCCGCCCTTGCCATCAATCGGAGTACATTGCGGTTCATGGACGACGATCTCAATTTATGGTTGTGTGAACTGTACACGCGTCTTGAATTGTACAACCATATTCTTCCTGGACTGTATCGCGCCGCGATTCCCAACGCCGCCTCGTTGGACGCGCTCCAAGAACAGCGTTCTTCCTATTCCCAAGGACTCCAGATGTACCAATTTATGGAAGCGGACACGTCCCCCCAAGTCTTTTTGAGTTTCTTTACCATGTTTATGGTAGTGAAACTCAAATTACGCCTCTACGACGGCCGGCTGTACCAGCAAGTCACACAACCACGTTACACAATTGCGATGACGGATGGTGACTACATTTGTGCCCACAAATCCCCTCACTGCGCTGTGTGTCGGGTGGGTCTTCGGGGGCATCGCCAAGCCGTAGTGGAGCACGTGTTTGAACCGTCCATTACGAAAGTCGGGTCGGAAACCGTCAATACACGATCGTGGAAACCCTTTACAAGTAAAGGCAAAAAAAAGATTGCAGGCTTTCAATTGGTTGTCAAAAATGGTAGTGTGACGGATTTTATCTCGGCAATTTGCTCTTCCACGGTAAATCGGCTGGCTGCTAAATATGTCATGGAGGCACCAATGATTGTCAAGTCAGTTGCCGGATTTATCAAGGCGGCGCGAGAACCGATGCTTCCACCCTTGGAACCGTATTCTCGCGCATGGTCGTATTATAATGGAATTCAAGTGGACACCGATTTCTATACCTACGAAGACCTACCTGCCAAATATGAAAATTTGTCGACTGTACGACTCTACAATACATGGTATTTTGAAGAACAAATCACAGTCCAATTGCGTGGGCAATCCATCGCGGGACAAGCCCATTCAAGTAGTGATGTTCTACATATGCCCCGAGCGCCCCAATTTCAATTTGAAGGATTCATTCAGAATTTACATTGCACAGTCTGTCATCGATCGAAACACACTGCCAATCATGACAAATGTGCACGCACTTTCTCCTCATCCTCTTCGTCATCCTCATCCTCTTCGTCGTCCTCTTCGTCATCCTCATCCTCTTCCTCATCCTCATCCTCTTCGTCGTCCTCCGGGCTGCCACTGACACATCCGGAATGGGAACTCCATTGCGCGAATCCGGGGTGTTATCAGACCCCGAGTGGGTGCCGGTGCGACGTGCCAATTTTCTACATCCGCGATCCCTTGCAGTTTATGAAGATTGAAACCTCTTATTATGATCGGACGATTATGCCACAGATTACAGCATCCGTCATGGCCAGTCCAATGGGTCGCCGCTTTTTATCCCATGACGAACAAACGGATGTGTACATTACACTCATTGCCATGTTGGGTCGCACGTTCTACAAGATTGGTGGCAATGCGGTTCAGGAAAACAAGGAACGTGTGAACCGGGGTGAACCTTCGATCCCCACAGACAATTTGAATGCTTGCTTGGGAATGATTGGAAAGGCGGGTACAGGAAAGTCCACTATTTCCAAAATCTTGGAGAATTCCCTCAGTGAATTTGGAGTGTTGGACAACGGTGCCAGCAAAGAATTTTGGGGCAAGCAATTACTCAATGATGAGCTCGAATTCAAACCAATCATCTCCTCTGAAATTACGCGCGATTTCTGGCCGCGAGAGCGATTCTGTAAAGCGGTGGCGAATGAGCCGCTTGTGGTGAAGCAAAAAAATGTCAACGACGATGTGGTGGCGCTGTGTGAACATCAATTGACTCTGTTTGGCAACAACTGGACATTGGAAGAGGCGGAAGGATCGGTCGCGCGCCGTGTGTTGCTCTTTCTGTTTACAAAGCGACTCAACCCAAATGACATTGACAGTCAATTGTTCGCTCGTATTCTTATGGACATGGGCTCGTTGATTACAAAAATGTTGCTGGCCTATGACTATTTTGTCCAGCGGATGAGTAACAATGGATTATGGAGTGCGCATGGTGTGCCCGCGTATTTTCATTACACCAAAGACTTGATTGAAATCCGCAACAATGCTCATTTGTCTTTTTTGCGAGAGGGATTTGGCCCCAATGGTGAATTTCTGTTCCACCCGCAGGCCTACATCTCTGAAGGGGCATACCTTGAAGCAGCCCATCATTTTGCCAAACGCAAAGGCACTGTGTTTCCAGAATGGACTCCAGAGATCTATGAGTCGCAATTTGAAGATTTTGGACTTAGCTATGCACCCAAGGGGCGCATGATGGACAAGCAGGGTGAGCCGCTCACAGACGACCGCTACATTCGAGGAATTGGCTATGTGTGTGAATTTACCGAGTTGATGGCGGAGGCTGGAAAGCTTGCCCAGGACACACGCGGGCGGGGTGCGGCGAATCGCCCACGCGATGCATCGTTGCCAGTTGGTCAAGAGGCACCCATTATTCAAAATTTGCGCGAGATTATGGCGCAGGTGAGCCAAAAGGGGTTGGAAATCCCCAATGATTTAGTGGAAACAATGCGGACCTTGTTTTAATTTAATTGTCCAAAACACTTCATTGTTGTGGACATGTGTTGAAATATCAACGTTTGTTGCGTTATTTGATTGAGCCCCAATAAACCTCACCAAATGACAGATGCAAACCCGCTCTTTGATGCCAAATCCCTTGTGGATGACTCGTCGATGCTTCCAGAACCACTTGACCTCGCCGAAATCAACCGGCTGTTGCATTCAACCACTCAATCCAATGAATCCCACAGCACGGATTTCCACATGACGATGGTGGCGGAAAAAAACCACGTCGCATCCGACCGGCGATTTGGCTCCTTTTGGAATTATAAAACACAGGGCCTCTTCCTTTGCAATACCTTCAATACCTTTGAAGATCAAGATGCCTCGAACAATCCTCTGCATACTCTGTCCACAAGTGGACCGGGGATGCGGTTCCTTCAGTTTATGCCAGGAGTCTGTCCCCCCGACCGCGCGCAGCACTCCGAGCATTACAGCGCGTGCCGGTCGACGGCCCATTCGCAAGCCGCACAAATTACGCGTCATTTAACTCGCGGTCGGTACGCAGTGTATCCAATCCATATGATGGATGCAGAAACCCCGTTTGTCTTCCGCATGGGCCCGCGGAAGAATGAACCGGACGATGGCAAACTGATCCAAAAAGTGCATGATTTTCATGCATTTGTGATTAAGACAAATGGTGATGCCTTCAACCGGGCAGTGGCAAAACATCAGGTGCGAAAGATTGAAAAGCCGCGCAATTATCCAGCGCTGCCTCGTGATATTACCATGCCTCCTTTGTGCGCCGCAGATGGGTCGGTCGTGACGTCGGCACCTGTGGGGGGCCTTGATGAATTTGTGCCTGAAATCGCGCAAAACAAAATGCAGAAATTTGTAGTCTTTTCAATGCATCCCACACCCACATTGCTGAATTGCATCAATGAAAGCAAATATCTTCGTGAAAGTATGCCAGCAAGTCCACTGGGTCGTGGCGATTACGATGAGGCACTCATTATTCAGCCAATGCAGGCCTTTTACACCCCCGAAAAAGCGCACGAATTCAAAGACAATTTTGTGAAGCACACTTTGCTGACCGGCTCCATTCATGTAGTCAGCACCAACGAGATTATTCCATTCCTTCATTTGTACACGGAATGGGCCCGCCAAGTGATTCCTCGAACGTACCGCAAACAAACGGTGCAGACCGCCGCAGTCACAATGCCAGACAATGCGGCCGTTCGGCGGGAACTCGCAAGCAGTGCGGGTGTGGAGATGGTGCATTTGGGACCCGAGCAAACCGAAGAAGAAGCACAGGCGGCGATGGACAAACTCCAACGCGTGCACCGCGCCAACGCGCGCATTGCGAAAACGAACGAGTTGTTCCGTCGCCTGGCAGTCAAACGGGAGGCCGTCGAAAATGCAACAACTACAAGTGGCTCCGCACCATTACCCTCAATCTGTGAAGCGAATGAAAGTTGCGGCGGTGGCGGCGGTTCCAAGGAAAGCAGTTGCGGCGGCGGTGGCGGTGGTTCCAAGGAGTAATTTTAAGAGGTGTTACCACATTCATTGTTATTATAATTGGTGGTGCATGTTGTGTTGTAATAGCCTGGCATGAACCCAAACGACCAACCATACATTGGGTTCTCGCTATTTGTATGGAACCGACACGAATTCATTGTTCCGTCGGTGTTGTATGCCGTATCGGTAATACCAATATGACTGCATATTTGTCCTTGTAATTCTGTTACTGTACCTTGTGTGTTTACACACGTTTCGTCCATCGATGTGTCATCACCAGTGACCCAGGATCCACTTGGTTTAATTTTCATGGATTTTGATTGGCCTTGTAGATTCCCATTCGTATTGCGCCCACATGCATATGTCCATGCTTTGACGCCGTTTTCGGGAAACGTGGATGGGTTGCACAATTGCACCATGGTTTGATTCGGTGCGTCTGTGGTGCTAAAACTCTGACCATTGTCGTACACCGTAACCCATGCCCCCTCTGGGATTTCAATTTCGGTTACACGGGGATACCCTGCATCGGTGACTAGATGTTGGTTATTCACCTTTGGATCATTGCAATTGCCACCCTGGACACTGGCATGAGGATTACAAATTGTATTATCTTGGACTGTATTGACACAATTATTATCTGCGCCGGAATTCTGCAATGTGTAAATATTGGGACAGTTTGTACTGGGATTTGGTGAATCAGACGCTGAAAATCCCAATCGACAGGGGTCTGCACTTTCAATTAGACCGCCACTCCAGAGTCCATCACATCCAGTCAGCCCGCGGCATTGTCCACTAAACAGACCATCTCCATGACATTCCCGCGGATCGCCAAATTTGGCCAAATTGGGGTTGGAATCACCATTATTTAAACTGACTGCCACACCTTGGTGGTTCCGGCCCGATGAGACGGTTGCATCGTTGCAATACGGAAGAGTGATCTCTGTCGGATTACCATTACCACCTATCCCTGTAATCTTCACATAGGGTGCTTTATTTTGACTTGCACCACTCCAATCTTGGTAGTAGGAGGATGCTTCATTGGACCCCTGCGCGCCACACGATGTACAACCACCAATGGTGGAATCTAACGTGGTGGATGCATACACGCAACATTGATCTGTACAATTGATGGCCTCCGCTGTATTCATTCTGTCTGCATACTCTGCACCTGTAAAAGATTCGCCTGTGCAAGAGGTATTGGTCGAATACGCCCATCCATCACTGTCTGTGTCCATGTAATCCCAGCCAGGGTTTTTGCACTGGGCAAATGACACCTCAGCCGGATTTGCACATTGTGGTGTAAATATTGCAGAGGGACAACCACTATCAGTGCCCATATTGATAAACGGCGCCACATCGCTGGAAGCATCACATCCAGTAAAATAGTTTTGGTACATCTCTTGTGCAGTCAGTGGAATTTGTGCGCCAGTCAGGCTGTCGGTTGTCATTTTTTTTTCACCCGTGGCAGAATCAAAGACTCCATATGAACTGTACCCACAGGACGTTCCGGACAACGAACGACCGCTCCAATTCTCAACCAATTTATTTAAAACCAGTCCATTATTACTTGCTTCCGCGACTTCACTAGCCTCAATGGCCTTGCAGGCGGCAATCGGTAAGACAAAGGAGGGGGTATTCGATGATGCGTCCATTTTGGCCCACAATGCCGCCAGTGCATTTTGATACGGGAGGCACATACCCGATGTATCATATGTGGAAGCGTCACAGAATGCGGGTGCACCAATGTCAGGATTGGGATCCACACAGGATTGAGAAGCCATTGAATCAAATCAAGTGTGATCAATTTTACTTTTTAACTGTGTCCAAGAAAAAAGCATTCTTGGATACTTTAACATGTCCGATTCCAACCATCATTTGCATATTCACCCCCATCGTAATTCAGTGCATCATCATCCACATTATGCACATATGCGGGGATTTGTGTTTATTCTATTGGGCGTGATTGCTGCGCTGGGTATTGCAGGTGTGGTTGTCTGGCAATTGACGCGACCAACGCCTCTGGCCGCAGAGCACGATTATTGGTCGTCGTCAAGCGATTCAGAGACGGGCGACTCGGACACAATTGAGTGAGACTGGTTGGCCTCCGTCTGACTTGTTCGAATCATCCAGGTCCAATCTCTTTTAAATCCTGCGTCCTATAAAAAAGAAATTCCCACAGCAATCTGCCACAATGCCCACAGACAACACTTCATCTGCACCCTCGTCGTCCAATGATGTTACAGAAAGCGGCGCACCCAAGGGTACGATAGGTGGCCTAATTCGGTTACACACGTATAGTGATGGTACGTATTACAAACACATTGGTAAAGTGTTGCTTGCGCTTGCACTCATTATTGGTGTCATTGTCTTTGTGATTGTTGGGTTGTTTTTTCCAACATGTAATGGAACTCAAGACCACATCTTTTATGGGTGCCGGTGCAAGGATGGATCGGCGTTGGACGAAACCACCGGGATGTGTCTTTGTTTGGATACAGGGCACATCGCCGCCACAAACGGGTGTGCAGCGTATGCAAGTAATGGCCTGCGATATGTGTTTAGTGATACACGACCCGCAGAGGGCGCAGAATTTGGTGGATGGACGACGTCCGCGGAGTGTTCGTAACCCGCGTTCAATTGTATATAAAGTGGTGTAAATTATAGAGACAGAAGAAAAGCACCTTTTCACTTTATCCTCCTTCCATTCAAATGGCGCGTTTCCATGGATGTGTGAAGATGTATTTTATGAAAGAGGGTCACGGGTTCATCACCGAGCTGGGTGAGACAGGATCACTTGACAAGGACAATGTGGTGACGGAGCGCGATATTTATTTCCGGGCGCGCGATTTGGAATTGGCCGATTCCACCGTGCTTGCGAAGGCGACATCTGGTGAGATTTTAGAATACGAACGTGTGATGGATGACCAGGGTCGGTACCGTGCCTACAATATTACGGGATTGTATGGGACGCCTGTTCAGTGTTCGCATGGACTGATTGTGTTTAAGCGCTATGCCGATGTCCATCGGGAGGCCCTGCGCCGGGAAGGTACTCGCGCCATTGAACAGTATCTTAGTAATCAATCTGCCCCCCGCAAGCGTGGGCGTGGTCGCGGCGGCGGCGGCGGCGGCGGTGGTGGGGGGTCGCGTGGACATGGCCGCGGGGGTGGCCGTGGAGGTCGTCGCAGTGAACACCAGGAATCTCGCCGACGCACGCCATCTGCCAGTCCCGAGCGTCACAATGTCGATGATGATGAACTATATGAGGAGACTTATGATCACACTGCGCCCGTACACGACGAGTAAGTCACCTAATTATTTTAACAAATGCACTGCACCCATACTTGGTGCACGCACAAGTTCATTGCGATGAGGACGCCAACTCAATGCAGCTATGTAGGACTGACTCTTCAATCGAATTTGAGAGGTGGGCGTACAATCGGCATCAAATACCATTCTGGCCCCCCATATTTGAATGGCACAGTCACATGATGCACTTACCAAATGGGTGCCAGTTGAATTCCAAGCCACAAAACACATGCACTCGACATGGCTGATGATTTTGTTGATACAACCTCCATTCATATTCCAAATGCGAATTGTTCTGTCATTGGATCCACTTGCAAGCGTCGCACCATCGGGATGCCAACTTAGACAACGGACTGCTTCGCTATGCCCCTGACAAATGGCGTGGTATGTATTGCGCGATACATCCCAAATACGAATTGTGTTGTCCCCAGACCCACTCGCCACCCATTGCTTACTTGGATGCCAGTCGACTGCGTAAATTTTGGATGTATGGATTCTTTTTTGCTGATACACTGTACCCGTTTGGGTGGTATATATTTGCAGGACACCATTGTCGGACCCAGCCGCAATAAACTTGCCAGTTGAATCCCATCCAATGCACGTAATGTACTGTGCATGGCGCACACGGATCTTATGTATCAATTTGAATAATCCAGTGTGACAATTGGCCGCAAAAATTTGAAGTACTTCACCCCCCATGATGCACGCAAGTTTGGTGCCATCCGGATTCCAGCTCAAGGCATGAAAGGGGTAATCATCTCTTATTGCGGCGTTATACTTTATTTCTGTCCAAGGTGTGGTTGATACATCCCAGAGTTGAATTCCACAGTTTAGTGCTCCACTCGCCAACCACTTGCCAGATGGGTGCCAACTTAGAGTGTCTATAGAAGTCCATCCACACCCAAATGCATCCACCCAAATTCCCGCAAATGGCCGAATCGTGACAACGAATTGGTCCCCATCGTCCACATGATCCCACAACACCAACGTCGACTTCAAAGGGGTTTCAAATTGCGGACCGACTGTTAATTGTTGCGAGGGGTGAATAATCTCCGCAACTGTAGTCGCCGGGGTAATCGTGACGTTTTGAAGAATCGCGCCAGTGGGTGAAATGATGGTCAGGCATTTACGCCGGCCCCCCGTCACCGAATGAATGTGCAACAAAGTTGCCACAAGTTGGACCACACGTCGATTGTAGCATTGAAGCCATTGAATGGCGATCTTGCTGACTGTGCGATTCATGGCACTTTTTCATGAACTTGATTGGACTCCAATTTGGTTCGCTCCTCCTTCCCATAATATCGCATCTGTGCGATACTGTATGGAAACGTTTATTTGTGCGTTCATAGAATTCCTGCACGAAAGAGTCACGCACAAACAAACACTCTTATGAAACTGCGCGGAAAGTCGATTGCGGCGTCTACTTCAGTCGCAGACCGATGTCAATTACTTGCGAACAATTTGGTCCTTGCCGCCGGTGCGCGTGACCGGCAATTGTGTCTGCGAACAATTTCCTCCATTTTGTATTGGGCACCGCAGTGTACATTACAAACACTCGATGAATACTGCGAACACCATAGAATTCCAATCGTATTGATGGCCAATTTAAACAAAGAATGGGACCAGGTGACAGTTGTCTCGGTGAACCCCGCGGATTGCATGCAGCGGGTTCCGTATGTATTGGATGTGGTTTGTATTCCCCGAACGCATCGTGTGCAGTTGTTTCAACGGACGGCCATGGACCAGAAGCGACCGCGCTGGGCGCGCACAGTGGAAACCAATTATTCGTACCTACCAAAATGTGGAATCCTGATTCCGCAAAAAATGGCCAGACATGCGAATCAGGCACGCGCACACGATCCGGTTCTGGCGGGGACGATCCAACTGGTGCGAGAATGAACAAGTACTGTCAGTTATTCCCCTTTTTTATTGCGCCATCTGGGTCACATCAACGGATCGGTACAAACTCCGATGCGTGCCTGCGCGCTCATTGGCCGCGGCTTCCTCTGCCCGATACAGTTGGCCGTACAAGGCTGCGGGATTTTGGTTGAATTTACGATTGTAGAGATATTGTTCGCTTTGTGCGTCCATGGCCACCCCATCTGGTCCAGTGTCTTTCAGCACAAGAGGTCGTAAATGTGCCCCACCTGTGGGACCCATGTAGGACCAATAGCAGTCGTCGTCTTCTCCATTCATCGCTGCGAATGTGTCGAGGCGTCGTTTTTCGCGCACATGGTACGTATCGACAAGTCCAAATTCGCGATTGAACGTGTGCAGCAAATGTTCTTTGCCGGCGGCAACGGACGTGAGTGGAAGGGGTTGGTTGGACAGAGTCGTCGCACCCGGTGTCTGCGGGTCGGTCGTGTCAAAATAATTCTGGATCCATTTGTACAGTGCTTGGGTGCGTCCCCATTCAACGTCCTCCACCCGCAGATAATAGGTCCGGTTGCGCAGCAAGCGTGTGTAAAAGAGGGTAAGCACTGGCACGAGGACCTCCGGGTCGAGCATGGCATACGCATAGGCCGATGCAGTTGGACGATCTTCCAAATACCATTGGCGATAATTTTTGGCGGTTTCCACGAGCTGGTTCGAGGGATCCATCGTTTTTATGGTAGGACCATAGAATCGACAGATTTCATGTGGCGGCGGCGGCAACTTGTGCCAGATGAGTATCATTGGGTACATTGTGAGCCCCATGATAAATCAATGGAACGGTATTTGTGGTTTGAAGTTCTTTTTGAATACGCGCTTGGTCGATCGATGTCAATTGCTTTGTATGATTGGGCGTGACGTCTGTAATGCGGGCCCCTGTGGAATCGGTAATTGGAATGAATTGAACTTGCTCTGTACCCACCGCCGCCGTCAATGTTGCCATCGCCGTCTTGCACGCAGGACAGGTGGCCAGGCCATACACGAACCATGTGGAGGGGGAGGTGCGGGATGGAGGAGTGGGTGCGGGCTTTTTCAGTGCCAGTCGCGCAGCGACACCGTCGGACCCCCCCGGAATCCATTGAGGTCCATAGAAGATTTGAGGGGATGTTAAGGGTTCATTGGCTTGTAAGATCGCGCGGTGCATAGGAAGTGCGTCTTTGAATGCATGCTCCACCACTTTATAAGGTTGTAGAAGCGACCGCGTTCGGTCCAAAAACCCACATGGTTCTTGTTTGATGTAAATGTAGTAGGTATCCGAATGGGGTGCCTGTTCCTCATGTTTCTTTAAAGGCGCACGCACTTCACGAACCAAAAGATCTCTCTCCGCATCCTTCTCCATGTTCCTCTCCATCAATTCGTCCTCCCATTCCTCGTCTAATTCCGCAAAGGGATTCGCCGCACCCGACTCCGACTCCGACTCCGACTCCGACTCCGACTCTTCTGAATCACTATGGGTTCGACCGCCGTGAAAGACTGTGTGCGTGGGATCAACCTGGACAACGATATTGTGTAAAGGGGGTGGATATGGATCCTCCTGTTCGAGTCGTTCGGCATTTAGACATTGTTCGAGTTGTCGTTCGATGGATTCTAAATTCATGGAATGTGCTGGACGTGCTAATGTTTCATAGGTTTGGATCCATTCATCTAATGAAAGACATTTTGCCTGGAGTGCCATCAGTTGATTTTTTTACCACTGTGATAAAAAGAACACAATATCCCATGTATCGCCCAGTTCTTGGTCGTACAGGAACCTATGTCTTTGATTTGTTCCTAAAAGGACTGGAATTCATCTCAATTTTCCTTGGGTTCTATGCAATTATGCACACTTCATCAGCACCGCTGATTGAGGCGGAAGGAAATGATGAATTGGAGGCCGAGTTGATGGTCGAGTTGGCTTTAAACACGCGGACGTATGTGGTGCTCGCTATGGCGATCTTTGCCGTTGTGTTTGTACTGGAAACTGTTGGGCGTCGTTTGATCCGCACAACCTCGTATGAATAAGGCGGTCAATCCAGATACGCCCAAATTCGATGATCTTCTATTTTAATCAAGTTTTCAAATGACACAACACGCTCGTCGTTGGGCACAACGCTCCCCAATTTATCGATTTTATGGACCCCGATTAACCCACTGATTTCTTGCATACTTAAGTTATGATTTCGATCTGCCCTAGCCACGGACGCGTTGTGTTGTGCGTGTGTGTGTAGTGGTGGTGGGGCCGGGTGGACGTCATTGGATGAATTCGGTGAACCCGACGCGGGAACTCGACGGCCACCACCACCGGATGATTGTAATTGATGATTCAAGACGCTTCGCACTGATGGCATTGGTCCAAATTGGCCTCGGATATAGGCAATTTCATCTTTTCCTGCACGTGGCCCAACATAGTACACATTATCATGGATATGATCATCATCAACAAATTGCAGAGCACGTGTCTGCGCTGATCCGCGTGTTCGCGGATATAATAGTGGACGAGTATAAAACATCCAAATTGTGTATTGCTCCATAATGCCCATTTTTTGAATCAATGGAGTAACGTCCATTGATGCGTCAAATGGGTCAGTTCGTTGCCGTTGTAATAAATATATAGCATTTTGCACCAAACAATTGTATGTGCGTAGGGTTTTATCATTGGTATGAGTAAATGCAACACCACCGCGATCAAGTGTTCTACTACCAATTTTAATGTTACTCAAATCAAACCAGATTGTTGGAATTCCATGGCCAGTTTCATAATATTGCACTAATTGTTTCTGTAATTCTTGGACTCTTTGTTGCTCAATAGTGTGAACTTCGCCTGTTAAGTTCGCAGCCTTTAATTTGTGATCACTACGGTAATACAGAATGATTGGGTTTTCGTGACGGAAGACCGAAGGTGTAAATGGTGTTCTGGTGGGGGGGGCGCACTCGGATTGTGTTTCTTCAAATTGCGGCGGTGCCGCCCCTCGTACAGGGGGTTTGTATTCAATCTTCTTCCACATATCGTGGGTAAATTGATAATACTGTTTATTTCCGGTGTGATCTGTATAAAATATATTAGGATGGGCTATGAATTGCAATACTCCAACTTTCCTGGATTGGTCTGTAAAGGCCTTTTGAGTGACACGTTGTTTTGGACCGCTCGCGGGTTGGTCGTCCATCACCTTGTTATAATGTGTAAACATTTTAAGTATATTCGTGTTGACGGAATCAAGCGGATCAGCATCAAGCGAATCAGAATCACGCGGAGCGGCGGGTGCACTTGATACAGTATCCGTAGACCCCGTACGTCGCCTAACTGGATCTCCACTCTCATTCGACGGCGCATCTGGGCCCGGTCGTTTGCTTGACATGACGGAGTGAGTGTGTTTACTGTAAGAAGTAGTGTTTTGTCAAAGCGGTTGAGTTTATTACCGACGACGGAATTTTTGCACCACAGTGTGCATTTTGGCAAATACACCTTCCACACTCCCCCATCCAGATTCGTGGGTCGACTCAATTACAAGTGGACTGATCGGCACGCGGCTGGCTCGTCCACCCCGCGGGACCTGAGCCGTTTCCGGTGAAATGATTTCCCCCCGTAAAAAGGTGAGTTCTAAGGACCGGAAAAATTGCTCATGAGTTGCAGGCAAAATTCGGCCGATTTGAGAAGGCGTGGAACACAAACATTCCGTCGCATAATAAAAGATATGCCGGAGTTTGTAAAACTCGGAATAGAAATGATTGCAATCGGCGCGAAAGGTTTCTTTGTAAAATGCAGATCCATATCCACCAATCATGTCGATGACTGACGGGGGGATCAGCGACGTGATCGTCATGTTGTCACCCGAACGAACAAATCCACCACCTTGGCTACCAGAACATTTCCGTAACGTCGCTTTCCAAAAAGGTGCTTGGTCCAGCAAATACTCAAAATCAATATGAAACAAAGTGCCTGTGGGGGGATGAATCATCATATTGCTGGCCAACCGATCACGCCATCCCAGAAAACAACTCAAAATTGTGAAAAATGCCAGGGACTGTGAAAACTCAGTGCGCAACGTAGTTACATCAAGAGGCCTGGCCGCATGTAACAGGTTGAACACAGAATTTGTCGAACTGGCTTCGTGCACGGTCAACGAGTGTGGCACAATCACCACAATCCCCGCGTGGGGGCCGATCGGTGCAATGTGGTACGTTTGAATGGTGGACGCGTTTGTGTGGTCGGCGCACAATTCGATCAAGGCCATCGACACCCAATCATTAAACATGGATTGTTTGTGTTTGACAAGCAATGTTTGGGTGGACACGGTTCCTGTCTTGCGGTCGCGCAGGACGCATGGCACTAAATAGGGGGAGGAGTTGGATTCCGTCCGTTTGATTTTGTCTAAATACAGCGTTTCGATGACTAAATGGTCACTGCCTGGAAGCAACACATTGGGGGAGGTTGCGAGGCGGCGAATGTCGCGGCACGACACATCCCCTTTGCACTTGCAAAAGGTATGGCAAATCAATCGTCCCCATTTGTAGGATGGGATGTATTCCGCGGATTCGGACACGGGGAGCATACTACTGACTTGGGCAAGGTAGGAGCCCGTGCACACAATACTGTTCACCCAAAAGAACAAAGGTGCACCGTAGGCTGATCCATGATGGTCCAAGGCTTGTTGGATGCACGTCAAGTAAAATGCATCTCGAATGCCCCGAATCAGCATTGTTGGCAACAATGCGAGTGACAGTGCGAGGGGTAGGATCATCGTGGGTGGGGATACAGTGGTTGTGATCCGTGCCTTTGAAAACAACGAATGCATACGCATTTCAAATGTGGGGGCCGCAGTGCAGCAAATTTTGCATCGCATTGGTTCACACCCCAATGGCCTCACAGGCACATCAATGGGCGACGCCGTGTTGACTAAATGGGGCCAGTACAGTTTCAAGATGGATTGCTGGGTGACCCATGCGTGACTATAAAAATAGTGCCCTTCAAACAATGGATGGTTGGCCCATAAAAGAAGCGATTGCACTTGTTTTTGAAGATCAGTTGTACTGCGGTATCCCTCAATCCACGGATTGGTGACAAAATGCTGCGTCTGTGCCATCGCCTGGCGAAAGATTGCCACAAGTCGTGCCCAGTCACCTCCTTTTTGCTCTAATTGATCCCACTCTCGTAAATCCAAGTGTTGTTTGTACTGTGTGGAATCCTGAAACACACGCTCAATAAGCTGGTACAATCGCAACGTGTCGTGCTCGGCAAGTTTGGATTGGCAATTGCGACAGATACGCGTGACAATGGTTTCCACAGAGGACGTGTCCCGAACCGCAATTGGTGAGGGCAACAACGACTTGGGGTCTTTTGTGGACCAAGGTGTCATATAATTCAACGCGCGGTGTGCCTGGGTCCACATCACAGACGCCGAAGTGGGTTGTTCATGTACCAGTTTCGCGGGACATTCTTGTACATTGGAACACGTCCCACACACAAGGGACCCACACACACGGCAATGATGGCGTCCATTATTCCAGCCAAATTTCACTTGACAGCACAAGCAACTATTGCTTTCCGCATCATCCATCCAATGGAAAGAGGTCGCCAGGGGACCAATCGTCACAGAGGGGGCCAACAATCCCCGTGTGTGGACTGGGGGCGTGGACGATACAATGTCCACGGAATCTAAATAGGGTTGAATTTCAGTCGGCAGGGTTGTATAGCGCAATGTGCTTCGTTGGGTCGGAATGCGAATTGGCACACTACATGGTTTTGTCCCACGTTCGTGTTCCTCCTCCTCCTCCTCCTCCTCCTCCGAGTCATTTTCCGACTCGCCCCCCACGTCGTCATTTCTCAATTGGGTTGGACGATCATATTCCTCCATATACAAACTCGCGTCACAAATTGATTGTGTATGGGAACAACAGGCTTATTTCATTGAGAGAAGCAAAAAAGAACTGTTATTTAGAGATCCCAACCAACATGAACTCGCTGTTGTAATTGTGTGAATCGCTGCAATCGATCGGCATGGTGGGTTTCGATTTCGGACACCATCGAGTCCAACATGGCTTGTTGTGCTTCTGTGCGCACCGGTTTTGTAGGATCCAGCGCCTTCGTAACATGCCGCACATAGCGCGGAATGTCGTAGGGGTCATGAGGCGTACCGTGCGAATAAACATAGGTTGTGGTGGATACCCAATTGCCGCCAGGTGGGGCAAACCAGACAAACTCCATCACTGAATTGTACCATACCATCGCCTGCGCGTGCGACGCATTCTCGCTCAATATACGTGCGTAGACACAGATACAGTTGTAGACATGACACCGATTCTCTGATGATTTGGACATGATTTGTTCCTGTGTGCTTTCATTCGTTACCAGGCTACTCCATTCCGGTTGCCTGGCAATAAAAATATCGTCTTTGTGTATTTCGTTTCATTAAGACTTATCGCCAAATAAAAATGGTCTTGGCGTCGCCTCTGCATGCAAGTTGGGTTCCATCAGGATGCCATACAAGTTCCGACTCCGCATTGGATGATTGTATTACATGAAGACATCGCCACGAAGCAGTCTCCCACACGCGGATCATCCCATCCTTTGATCCACTTGCGAATAGTTTTCTTTGTGGGTTCCAACATATACTGTGTACATAAAAATGGGGACAAATCGCGGTACATTGCCATGTACGGGTGTTCCAAATTCGAACAGTGTGGTCATACGATGCACTTGCAAGTGCCGCTCCAGAAGGACTCCAACATATGGACCATACACCCGTCAAATGATTCTTTAGAACAATGAGGCTCTTGTATGTCTCTTGACCTTCAGACCTGCTCCAGATGCGAACCGTGGAATCATTTGATCCACTTGCCAATAAATTCCCAGATGGGTGCCATTGTATACCACGTATTGCACTTGTGTGACCTTTAAGTTCTTGGATACAGAGTCGCGTTTGTATGTCCCAAATGTACATTGTTGAGTCAAAGCAGCCGCCGGCGATATAGGCTCCTGATGGGTGCCAACCCGTTGAAATAACCCATTCTCCACAATGTGCAAGAATTGTAGACTTGATTCCAGTTCCTTCAAGATTTTCCCAAAGTCGTAGTGTTTGGTCAAATGATCCACTCGCAATTTTGGTTCCAGATGGATTCCAGCACAATGTACGTATAGAGGATTCATGACCCTCCAGTACAGTCATGTGCTGTGTGGTAAAATCCCACATGCGAATTGTATTGTCATGACCTCCACATAGAATCTTTGTTCCATGTGGATGCCATTGTATCACTTCAACGTCCTCCGACAGATTTCGGAGTTTGTGGTGCAGGATCCCTTTAAATGAGTGGTGTGTCACCATTAATTGACCACCATCCTCCACATGACCCCACACAAGGGACGTTCGATCCAGAGTAGTTTCATAGTCCCATTCTCCAGACAATTGTTCACACTCTGTAAGAATCGCATTGAGTGTGGTTGTTTGTGATATGGTTACACTACGGATAAACTGTCCAGAGGGTGTGACTAACGAGATACAACGGTGCGGAGCGTGACTGAAGGACCTTTGTAGCAATTGTGCCACAAACCTCACAACCGCGTCATTATAGACTGGAAGCCACTGCGCCACAGTGCAGACCAAAATGGAATCCATTGTATTGGCGGCCACAACGACTCGGGAGTGACAGGATAGTTGTACAATTAAATTACGAACAGTATTCTATGTATGTATGAAGAAACTGTTTGTGATGTCAACTCTCGCCGATTACATTCGCTCATTTGAACAACTGAATGGAGGCACCAGTCCTGAATTGCGTCAATTTCATAAATACATGCGACACCAACAAAGTTCTGCGCCGCTCAGTGGCGGTGGGCCGCCGCCGGGTCTTGGAAGCTTACGGATGATCCAACCTGCCCAAATTGAAAATGCATTTGGCTTTGATCGACACTTTAAAGTCAAGGCGGAACAATTTAGCAAACCGGGCCTTATCGCACGTTTGAATCATGCTCTGGCCGTCTATATGAAACCCCGGGCATTCAATTTGCCCCAATTTGGTGCACTCGTGGCCTGTGGCGATTATGGGTGTGTCTATCGTGCAAGTGATCGCACCCCCCGTCTGTACAAAGTGATCCCCCAGCGAATTCAAGACACGGACTACATTGAGGGCGCTTATTATAATCAGGATCAATTTAGGATGGAAGTGGAGAAAACTCGCTTGTTGGGTGAAAGCAATGTAGGTCCCCGCCTGCACCACAGTTTCGTCCTGCGTGTACCGCTTCTCGAAAAAGAGGGTGCCGCAATCGAGTTTAATCGGGGGGGTGACGGCAAACATATGATACTGTACATCATGCTTATGGCGGCACTCACTGTCCGAATGAATCCAGGTGGTCGGAGTCCAGAAAAAGGGATTGATTCAGAACGGGATGAACCTGAACTGTTTCAACGCAAAACTCAATTGATTAAGAGTGCGCAAGAGATCATTCATTGCCAGTTGGATGTGCCTGATGTGGAATGGGGTTATAATGGTACTCCCGAACTTGCCAATTTACGTATCTTTGATGTAGATTGTGCAGGGCCACGTGCCCAACCAGCCGATTTACCTCCTTCCATGAAACGACAAGCACTTGAGTAAATCATACATTGCTTTATCGCCAAATTTCGATTGTATGTGTAGTTCGCGCGCCAGCAAGATAAGTTCCAAATGGATGCCAATCCACTGAAGTCACCCAAAAACACAACCCACTTGCATGTATTTGAACCGATTGCCATGACTTTGTATCCCAGATGCGAACTGTTCCATCCAATGAGGTGCTGGCCAATTTGGTTCCATCCGGATGCCACCTTATGGACCTAACCTCGTTTCTGTGACCATGAAGAATCTGTATACATTTCCATGTAATCGCATTCCAAATTCGAATCGTATTGTTACCTGACCCACTTGCAAGTAGAGTTCCGGTCATGTTCCAACTTACCGAATACACTGCGCCCCAATGATTTATCCGAACATCCACGAACGTCCCAGTGCGCGGGCCAATGGACCAAATTCGGATTTCAGTATCCCGTGATCCACTCGCAAGTTGAGTACCATTTGGATGCCAGCGTACAGAGAGTGTGCGGGTGTGATAGCCCTTAAGAACATACAGGCATTTTGGGTTCGCCGATGCAAGGTCCCAAATTCGAATCGTACAGTCGTTGCCTCCACTTGCAACCCAATTTTTCAACGGGTGCCAGTCCAACGAACTAGTATGACCTTGGAGAATATGAAGACATTGCCATGAAGTTGTGTCCCAAATTCGAATTGTCATGTCATCGGATCCACTCGCGAGTTTGGTCCCGGATGGGTTCCATTGTATTGTACGTACCGCATAGGTATGGCCTTGACAGGTCGCGATGCACTTGGATGGATCTAAAGTCATGTCCCAAATGTGAATTGTGCGATCATCTGATCCACTTGCTAATTTGGTTCCATCCGGATGCCAACTCACTGAATTCACTGTTTCAATATGACTAAACAGTGATCTATCTTTGATGCCTTCAAATTTGGTTTGTGTCACTGTTAATTGCCCGCCACTGGTTACATGCGTCCACACTAAAGATGTTGATTCAAGCGGAATTTCATAATCGCCTTCCAAAAAAAGCTGTTCTGCGTGCAAACAAATATCCGCCACTTTGGTCGTTGGAGTGATGGCGACGGTGCGAAGGAATGTACCAGAAGGCGTACACAGAGTGACGGAGCGGTACTCGGGGGACGTGTTCAGGGGTATCCCCAGTAAGATCGCGACGAATTGAGTGGCGCGCACATTGTACACTTGAAGCCATTGACCTACAATGTATGCCACAATGTTGTTCATGATGGAAATTTAATTCACTTCAATGGTGAATCGAAGTTTACAAGAAGTGGGCATAATATAGCATTTATATTCATTTCCAAATTTGAATGTCCCCATCGTTTGATCCACTTGCAAGGTACATTCCATGTGGATGCCACTCCACTGAACAAATCCAACCTTCATAGCCTTTAAGTACATGAACACATTTCCATGAATCAGTGTTATACACGTGAATTGTTTTCCCAGATCCACTTGCAAGTCGCGTTCCTGAAGGATTCCACCTGATAGAGTAGACTGAATAAGTATGCCCCTTCAGAATCGTTGTACAGTTCCATGTAGTAGTGTCCCAAATTCGAATTGTTTTATCCATGGATCCACTTGCAAGGAGAGTTCCTAAAGGAATCCATTGGACATCAAGTACTGAACTTGTATGACCCTTCCGAACATGAACACACTTTTCAGCGAGTGAATCAATGTTCCAAATTCGAATTGTTGTATCTTCAGATCCACTGGCAAGTTGAGTACCACTGGGATTCCAAT